ATATACTATGATCACGATGGAGATTACTTAGGAATAGCAACAGGTGGTTCTGAAAGATTTAGAATTAGTAATACTGGAGACTTAACAATATCTGGTAATTTATCTCAATCCTCAGAAAGGTATATACTAGAGGAGTTTTTTCATAAGTTACCTTACAAGGATATTAACGATACTGAGAAGCCTAATATTGACGCAACAATAACTAGTCATACTAAAAATGTTAGAATTGTAACTCAAGCTATTAATTTGGGTGCTAGTGACACTCATGACATTACTCTTACTAATAACTTAATATATAGCGATTCTCATGTCTCAGCAGTTCTCGTTGATACAAGTGCTACTATAGCTGATAATGCTATGGTAAATGTTATGGTTCACGATGTAGCAGCTGGGTCTTGCAAGATTAGGATTGGTACTAATGCTGTTGATATTGACAGCATGACATTTACTATACAGGTTGTTGTTGATCCACATATTGATTCAAACGATAGCTGGGCTATAACTGGTGTAAATTCTCTTGATCAGTATTTATTATATCCTGGTGCAGCACCAGGTATAAGGCTTCTAACTACTGGATCTAATAACGATCAAGTTATATTATACCCAAAAATAAGTAACTTAGGTACTGGATCTAGTACCTCAAATATATCAGCTTGGAGAAATGTAAATTTTTATTCTCAATATCAAACTCATTTTGAAGCGTCAATAACAACTTATACAGATGTAGCTAATTCAGCTATATTATGTGGTATGAGAGATGGTAGCACTGCTGATAACGATGCTCTTGCTATTTATACAAATGATGATGATCAAGCGTATTTTTTGTATGCTACTAGTGATTTACTAGGTACTTTAACTAACAATGGAAATCTTCATTTTGTTTATAGTATTGGTGGTGTCGACTATGTAACTGACTTAGGTATAGTTGTTCAAGCAAATACTGTTTATAGGTTAAAGTTTGCTTTTGATGAAAGTAGAAGAATTAGCGTTTTTGTTAACGGAGTTCAGTATGGTTTAACATCTACCCCAACAACTACAACAGCAGGTGGTGTTACTCAGTCTAATAACAGAGCTAAGTCTTTAGTTATGACTTCTGGTTCAAGTATAGTTCCAGTTCTGGGTGTTCAATCTTTAGTTGCAGATGTTGCAGCTTTAAATATAAATTTTGTTAAAGTTTCAAGAACAATACAATAATTAAATTAAATTAAAATGGAAACAATAAACCCTATTATTAGAAAAATTACGATAGGGGACTTAAAGCAAGGGTTGACTTACCAGGTAGGTCAAAAGATGCTAGGGGGTTCTCTAAAGATAACAGCAATCATACAAGACGAGGCAGCTTGGTACAAGCACCAACAAGTAGTGTATGATGTGTATATAAAAAAAGATGGAGAGGAGTTCTCTAAGCCTTGGAAAAGGTTTTTCTCTCAGCCAACAGCTATAGAGTACAACACAGATGTCCTAGATGACTACGAAGTAAAGTAAATTAAAACAAAAGAAAATGAAGCCAATTAAAGATCTCTACTGGATAGAAGTAGAAAAAGAAACAGAAGACACTATAACTATAAACGGTCAAGAGATGTACAGAGATACGTCTTACGACCCTATGAAGTTAGCAAGACAGTATGGTACTATATATAAAACTCCAATTAAGGATACTAAAGATGTAGGCATACAAGAAGGAGATAAGGTTTGGTTTCACCACTTTATAGCTACGCCTGTAAATGAGGTAAAGCACATAGATAAGGAGAACATATATCAAGCTTTTGCAGAGCAGATATACCTTATAAAAAGAGGTGATGAGTATATACCTGTAGGTGTATGGAACTTTATGGAACAAGAGATGAAAGAGCCAGAGCAATCTGAGTCTGGAATATTCTTAGAGACTTCAGCGTCTGAGGTAGAGCTTCATGGTAAGGCAGTTCTTATAAATGATTGGATGAAAGACCAGGGAGTAAAAGAAGGTGATAGAGTAACCTGGAGTGAGAACTCTGAGTACGATATGGATATAGATGGTCAGAAACTCCTTAGAATGCGTAATATTGATGTATTAGCTGTCTATGGAGAGTAATGGTAAGAATTATGCTTTAACCACCTTAGAACGCCTTATAGAGGCTAGTAAAGGTGCTATAGACCTTCTTATAGAAGAGATAAGCAAACCTCTGATAGAGGAAGATGACGCAAAGAGAAGACAAGCAATAAAAGCAAAAAGAGAATGCTTTGAAGACTGTCAAGAAATTCTTTTAGGAATTAAAAACCTAGAGGATAGAATTAAAGATGGTTCTTCTTTAATAGAAGACAAGAAAGACTTTAAAGGTTCTTTTGCAGAAAAGTATGCAAGAAAATAATACGATATATTTAATTGAAGACAGTCATGGTGAGGTAATGGAGTTTGACAATTTAAAGATTGTCTTACCTAAAAGACCTAGGTATAATAAAGATATACTTTACCACGACCTACCCAAAGCAAAGCAGAAGTGGACTAGACTTCAACCACCAAAGGCTTTAACAAGGGAGAACGCTTCTGACTTTGTAGATTACATAGAGGAAGAGTTTAGGCGTAGAATGGAGGGGTTATGGTTTTATAACAACGGAGTTCCTACGTATATCACTGGGTCACATTATATGTTTATCCAGTGGAGTAAGATTGATGTAGGGTATCCTGATTACAGAGATGCCAACAGAACGTTCTTTATTTTTTGGGAAGCGTGTAAATTAGATAAGAACTCTTACGGAATGTGTTTTCTTAAAAACAGACGTAGTGGTTTTTCTTATATGGCTAGTAGTGAAACAGTCAACTTATCTACCATGACTTACGAGAGTAGGTTTGGTATATTATCAAAGACTGGGGCAGATGCTAAGACTATGTTTACTGATAAGGTGGTGCGTATATATCGTAACTACCCATTCTTTTTTCAACCAATACAGGATGGTTCTAGTAACCCTCGTGTAGAGTTGGCTTTTAGAGAGCCTGCTAAGAAGATAACAAAGAATCAGAAACACATAGAGGACTCTGAAGCTTTGAACTCTAGTATAGACTGGAAGAACACTGGTGATAACAGTTACGATGGTGAGAAGTTAAAACTTCTAGTTCATGATGAAGCTGCTAAGTGGATTGGTCAGAACTCTATAAAGAAGAACTGGAGTGTGACACAAACATGTCTGTTACTGGGTAGAAAGATTGTAGGTAAGTGTATGATGGGATCTACTGCTAATAAGTTGCAAGATGGTGGTTCAGAGTACAAGGATATATTCTATGACTCTAATATGAGCGAAAAAGATCTAAACGGTAGGACTAAAAGTGGACTATACAAGTTGTTTATACCTGCTTACGATAACTTAGAGGGATTTATAGACGAGTATGGTAACTCTATAATAGATACTCCTGAGAAGCCTGTGATGGGTGTTGATGATATGGTAATTGACGTAGGTGCAAGGGATTACATACAAAATAGAAGGGATGCTTTGAATGGAGATAGCACATCGTTATCAGAATTTAAAAGACAATTTCCTTTTACTATAGAGGAGGCATTTAGAAATGACACTCAAAGTTGTATATTTGACGTTGAGAAAATCTATCAACAGATGGATTACAACGAAGTAAATGATGTAAAAACCACAAGAGGTGAGTTTATATGGAAGCATGGTACTCAAGACAGTGAAGTTATTTGGGTTCCTCATAGAAAGGGTAAGTGGGAGATTAGTTGGGTTCCTGACGCACAAGATCAAAATGTTGTTGGGAAAAGATTCAATAAAAAGTTTCCAGGAAGGTCAGATAACTTGGTCGCAGGTTGTGACCCTTATGACCACGACACAACCACAGATGGTAGGAGATCTGACGCTGCTGCTCATGTATTTCACAAGTTCAGTATGTCAAGTGATGCGTCTATGCAGTTTGTATGTGAGTATATTAATAGACCACCTAAGGCAGAAATATTTTACGAAGACATGATTAAGATGTGTGTATTCTATGGTTGTCAAATACTTGTTGAGAATAACAAGGTAGGTATATTAAAGTACTTTGAAAATAGAGGTTACTATGAGTACCTTATGGATAGACCAGAGATGACTCACACAGAGTGGAGTAAAGGAAAGCAAAAGACAAAGGGTATACCTGGTTCTGGAGCTGCTGTAATAAATGCCCAGGCAGAAGCTATAGCAACTTATATATATGATCACGTGGGTATAGTTCCTGATACAGGTGAGATGGGAAGGTGTTACTTTAACACTTTACTTGATGACTGGAGCAGGTTCGAGATAGATAATAGAACAAAATACGATGCTAGTATTTCTTCATCATTAGCTTTACTAGCTTCACAAAAATATATTAAACCAAAGAAGGAATTAAAAGTTTCATCTCCATTAGTTAAGAGGTACTCTAACAAGGGGATGTTTAGTAAAAAAATAAGATAGATATGCTTAACAAGAAACAAGAGTCAAACGGTTACCCATCTCCTTTATCAACAAACGAGGAGAAGGCTTCAATGGCTTATGGGTTACAGTACTTTAAAACTATGTACTATGAGTGGCACAACAATAGTGATGTGTACTTTAGAGACAGAAAGTTAAGATACTCTAGAAATAGAAGTTACGCTGAGGGTAACCAAGATGTAGGTAAATACAAAGACCTACTAGACGTGGGTGGAGACAGTTCTTATTTGAATATAGACTGGAGTCCTGTATCTATTATACCTAAGTTTGTTGACGTTATAGTTAACGGTATGGTTAATCAGGAGTACGATGTAAAGGCTGAGTCTATAGATCCTATTGCTGCTAACAAAAGGTTAGAGAAAAAGAAACAGATGCTTGGGGATATGTTATCTAAAGATTTCTTAGAAACATTAGAAGATGAGACTGGAATACCTTTAGCTCCAAATGGTTTTGTAGCACAAAGTTCTGAGGAGGTAGATATGTTTATGGCATTAAACTATAAGCAAAACGTAGAGATAGCATTAGAGAAAGCAATTGAGTATACTTTAGATATAAATGATTACGATCAAGTAAAAAGATACATGATACGTGATCTTGTTGTTTTGGGTATATGTGCAGCTAAAACAGACTTATCTCCTACAAGTGGTCTTAAAATACGTTACGTAGATCCTTCAAACTTAATAACATCTTTTTCAGCTTCTTCAGACTTTAAGAATATGAAGCATGCAGGTGAAGTATACTCTATGACTATTGCAGACTTAAAGCAGCAGGCAGGAGATCAGTTTAGTGAAGAGGACTATATTAAGATAGCTAATGAGTATGCAGGTAAGAATAACAATCCTACTTACTTTGATACTACAGCTAACTACGAGAATGGAGATAATACTTATGACTACGATAAGTTTAGCATAAATATACTAGATGCTGAGTTTATGACAAGTCATGAGCTTAAGTATGAAAAGAAAGAAAATAAAAAAGGTGGGTACTCAGTAAACAAGAAACCATCTAACTATAAACAACCTAAAAACTCTAAGACTAATAGAAAAGCTATTGGTTCTACAGTTAAGGTTGTATATACAGGTAAATACATTGTAGGTTCTGATTACGTTTTTGATTATGGACTAATGAAGGATATGCCTAGAAAGAAATCAAATCTTTCTGATACTAGACTATCTTACATTGTATATCAGCCTAACTTATATAAAATGAAGAGTCGTTCTTTAGTTGATAGAATGGTTCCATTTGCTGACCAAATACAATTAGCTCACCTTAAGATACAACACACTTTAGCTAAAGCAAGACCAAAGGGTGCTGCCTTTGAGGTAGGTTCTTTAGAGAATGTATCTAAGGGAGACGGTGGTACTTTTACTCCTATGGAGCTTCAAGAGATCTACGACCAAACTGGTAACATCTATTACAGACGTATAGATGACGAAGGACAGATGACAGGGGCTATGCCAATACAAGAATTAGAAAATGGTATAGGTAGAGACTTTGGTACTCTTATAGGTGTGTATAATCATAACATGCAGATGATTCGTGACGTGACAGGTATTAACGAGGCTCGTGACGCATCTAAACCATCTAGTGAGGCTTTAGTAGGTGTTCAGAAGTTATCTCTTCTAGCATCAAATAACGCAACTAGAGATATTAACGATGCTTACTTGAATGTAACTAAGAGAGTATCTCAGAGTGTTACTGTTCGTATGCAAGACCTAATAAACTTCAAGAGTCTTCATAGTATGTACTCTAACGTTATTGGAGAGACTTCTATGGAGTCTATAGATCTTATGAAGAAGTTATCTATTCATGAGTTTGGAATTACTTTAGAGGTTGCACCTAACGAGGAAGAGAAGCAGATGATGGAGCAAAACATTCAGGTTTCTTTAGCTCAAAAAGAGTTGAGACTTGAGGATGCTATAATGATACGTTCTGTTAAAAATATCAAGATGGCTAATCAGATGCTTATCTTAAGAAGAAAGAAGTATCAAGAAGAGCAGCAAGCTCAAGCACAACAAGCTTCAGAACAAAATGCTCAACTACAACAACAGTCTGCACAACAGGCTGCACAGCTTAAGCAACAAGAGATGCAAGCAGAGGTTCAGATAGAACAAGCTCGTATTCAGGCTAAGTCTCAGGCAGAGATGCAGTTAAAGCAAATGGAGTATCAACTTAAAGAACAGTTTGAGCAAGCTCAACACCAAAGAAGACTTAGAGAGATAGAGCTAGGCAACTTAGGTAAAGAGGGTGCTGCATCTATACAAGGTGGTGCAAGAAAAGAGGTACAACAACAATCTGCTATAAATCAATCTCAAATGATTGAACAAAGAGATGGTAAAAGAGGTCCTTTAGGTTCTGAAGAGAAAGTAAGTTAAATAATTTGACTTTATAATAAAAAAGTTTATATTTGCGAAAATAAGTAATTAAATTTAAGACAATGGATATAAGAGATGAATTAGTAAAACAGTTTGGAGGAGAGGTTGTTCAACCTCAAAACCAACAAAATATTGTTGACTTAACTGGTGATGAAAACCAATCAGTTGAGTTAGAGCAACCCACAACGCAAGAGCAATCAAATGTTGTGGACTTGACAGGTGAGAGTTCTTTAAATACTGAGGAGACTAACGTTGAGGAAACTCAAGCTAGTCAACCACAAGAGGGTGAAGAATTAAGTGATGACGAGATTGTCTTAAACTACCTTAGCGAGAAGCTTGGGCGAGACATAGATTCATTTGATGATTTTAACAGCACTAGTGCAGAAACAGAAAGCAATGACTTTGCTAGCGAGCAGCTTCAAGTTATTAATGAGTATGTAAAAAACACTGGTCGTACTGTTCAAGATTACCTAAACACTCAGACGGTTGATTTATCCAACGTATCTGATGA